CGGAAGCTGCGCTCCAACAACTGCGCACCCTGCTCGTTACCCTTGTTGAAATTGTGGTCGTCTTGAATGAGGTCGTCGATGCTGACCACCTCGATGTTCACATCTTCCTGTTTCATATTCGTTTAATTCGTTATGGGTTAAACCATCTTATTTCGGGATAGCCTTTGAAGCCTTTCTCCCAGATGAACCACGCATAAGCCGTTGCGCTGCTTTCGTATTTGTCGAAGTCGCCGTTCATGGCACACTTCAAACGTGAGCAACTGACCCACACACGGATGGGTGGATTGTCGCGGAACAATGCCCATCGTGCTTTGCCCTCGAGGAAGGTCAGCTTCAGGAACATGGCAACCTTGCGCCCTGGCTGTATCATCTTCAGTGCTTGCTCTACGAACTCTTGCGCTGCTGCGTATGGTGGGTTGGTGATGATGTCGCCATCCCATTGCTCATTGTTGAAGAATAGGAAGTCGGCAACTTCGCCGTAGCCTCTATCGACAAGATCACGACTGACTACCTCGTAGCCGTTGGCGATGAGTTGTCGGCTGATATGCCCCTCTCCGCACGATGGTTCAAGTATCGGGCTTTTGAACTGCTCAATCTTGCAAAGCCAATCGGTTGCCGCTGGTTCGGTTGCGTAGTAGTCAGCGTCGCCTCTTTCGTGGTCTGTGTGGTTGCTCGCGCCTATCGTCTTGAATGTCGATGCGCTGCCGCCTTTCCAATCTTTTGCCATAAATTCGTGTAATTCGTGAAATTCGTGTTCGTTTTGCCCTTAGGCTTCTTGCGCTCCGTTGGTGCTCAGGCGAGCGGAGCTCGGAGTCCGCCGCAATCCCGTTTGTCGGGATAGCTCAAATCCATCATATTATTGGGGTTTATTTTTTCTTCATGATCTTCGCCCTCATCTGAATGTTCTGGATGTACTGGGCAGCCTTCACGTCGCCCTTCATCGCCAGGTTCAGGATGTTGGTGGCAATCGCCTCCTGCTTGGTCATCGGCGAGCCGTCCGGCTTCGTCATCATCGTGCCGTCCTTCAGCACCACCGGCGTATCCAGCTGCGAGAGCAGATACTCCTCCATCGTCTGTTGTTCGTTGTCCATAATTCTTAACTCTTAACTCTTAACTCTTAACTCTTAACTTTCAATATTTCCCTCACTCAAATCAAAGCAATACAGCGCATCGAGCAGCGCGTGAACGGGGTCAATCTTCTGCGTCTGCACCATCTTCTCAACGCGACGCAGGGATGAGGTGCCGTCCTTGCCGGCGTAGACACCGCAGTTGCCGAAGCACCAAGGCCACAGAGGATTGTTTGAGAAGCGTATCCACGGACGAAGGTCGAGGATCATACTTTCAAGCTGTCCGATGAGTCCGTTCATGTTCATGCCACCCTGGCTCACAGGCACCACCATCTGCTTTATCGTGGCGGCATCCATGCCGAGCGATTGCAACCACGCCTTAACGGTGTTGATAGGTTGGACGCTCTGCGCAGGGTCGTAGCCGAGCATCACGATGTTGATGCCCGCCTCGTTCTTCTCCATGATGCGGTTGATTGCCATCTCCTGACTGAACACCTCGCCAGGACACACGTTGAGCCACCCATCGGCCACCCAGCGCTCATAAAGCGGGCGGTTGGGCGAATCGTTCATTGCCGCCTCGGTGATCCACACGTCACAATCGGCGAAGTATCTGTTTTCGTAGGCAGCGTCGGGGTCGTAGTTCACGCCCAGGTAGCTCGCTGCCCATAGGTCATCCTTGCCGCCGAAATCCAAGCCCACGAACACCTGCCACCCGTCAACGTACTTGCAGTCGGTAATACGTTTTTGTATTTGCAGAGGTCGCACAGCATCACCGCGTATCCATTGAGTGACGCGGCCTGTCTGCCACATGTTGAAGTCCTTGGTCAGCACCTCCTGCTTGGTGTCCTCTGTGCCGGTGGCAGCTTCGTGGAGCCTTTCGCGGTAATAGGTAGGTTGCACCGTTGTACCAATGGAGCGGTTCACCTTCTTGAAGAGTTCGGGATCGTCGAGTTTCGTCAGGTCGTCGGTGAGTTCCCATTTATCGAGCTGAAGCATGAATGCACACCAATAATCGTCGGGCGTGCGGTGGGGTTCCCCAAGTGGGTAGTCCAATTCGCGGAGCAGCATTTCCTCCACTTGTTCAATCTTCGTTTTGTAGGGGCCTTCCTTGATGCGGCCTGCCGTGGTGGTGTGGAGCAGCAGCTTCTCACGACGCGGACCGGTTGAACCCCAGCACGTATCAACTGCCGCTTGCATGTCGGAGTGGGCGTTCACATAGCCGGCCTGTCCGTGCTCGTCGGCATGAACCACCGAGGCGTACAGACCATCCTTCGAGGTTTTGCCAGCTGCCATGCACTTGATTTCTCCCTTCATCGGGTGTCCCGGCTGCCAGTTCAAGCCGTTGCGCGTCATGCGGAAGTACTTGCCACCCATGCGGTTCGAGCACGTCGGGTCAACTTGCATGGCAAACTCTCGAATGGCTTTATATGCGATTTGGCTTTGCTCACTTGAGTTCGTGCATATAAGTGCCTGGCCATTCACATCACCGAGGAATCCCACCTCGGTAAAGTCCACGGCACCGCCCAACTCCGTTTTGCCGCTCTTGCGGGTGAGAAACCAGTGCGCTTCTTGCGTGAGCCGACGCGTGTCCCACACCTCGCCGTCCTTTACCCACTCGGTAGGCAGCAGCATGTCGCCCTCGTGGTAGTCGCGCTCCATATCTACGTCCACCTTAAAGGCGTAAATCTCAAAGATGAGCCACGCTTGGAACGGCATGAGCCTGACGTGTTGCGAGCCTCGCGGAGTAGAAAACTTCAGCCCGCCCTTGAGGTGCCGCCCGTTTTGCCATTGCCCTTCGATGGCTCGCAGTGAACGTTGCACCCGTTGCGGGTCGAGGTCGTAGGAGTCCATCAGTCGCAGTTCCTTGCGGATGCCCAACAGTTCATAGAGGTTGGCGTGGCTGGCATTGTTGCTAATGGCATCTTCCACATAGGCAATCAGTCGCGGGTCAATGGCGGTCAGTCTGTTCACATAGTCGCCCAGATGTTCCGTGATGTCTGCGAGGCATTGTGCCTTTGCTTGTTTCAGCTGTTCAAAGTCTATCATCGCATGCCTTCAATAAATTCATTGAGTTTTGTGGTTGGGTCGTTCTCTTCAACTTTCTTGGCCGACTGCTTGATGCGGTCGGGGTTCACGGTGTTCGACAGTCCCAGCTTGTCGCGCCATACGCTGATACTCTGCTCATTCGCCTTGACGTGAACATACAGCGGGTTGCTCTCCTTGTAGGGATTCGATTGTTTGTCGTACTTCTCAATGAGTCGGCCTTCCAAACGTATGGTCATCATCATCCCGTCGTGCTCGGCTCGCATTCCTGCCAACTCTTCGATGAGCGATTCCTTCCACGCTGGCACTTCGTCGATACCTTCACGCGCCAACACGTCGTCCCTGTATTGCTCGCAGTACATATCCACAGCCTCGCCGTTCATCAGGAAGTTATACAACCAGATGGCTCCCTTCTCGAATTGCTTCTCAGGTGTAATCGGCGATTTCTTTTTGTTGGCAAACTCCTTGGCTGCTTTCTTGATTCGTTTTTCTAAATAATTATTCATACGCTAATCGTCAAAATCAATGGTGGGGTAAATCATAGCCAGGTATGGATCGCGGCTGTCGCGGTAGAGGGCTTTGTTGATATTCACGATGCGGTTAGGGTTACTCATCCATCTGTCCCAATGTTCATCGCACGGACGTTTCAGCGGGTGCTTCGGATCGTTGCTCTCGCTCTCGCGCTTCGTGGTCTTGTCCTCGGTCATGGCCTTCAGTGCGCCAAGGCAAAGGAATGTCTTTTTGCTGTACTTTGGCGACGGGTATCCCTTCGGCACAATGCCAAGCAGTTTGCACTCTCGGCAGCAGTCGGGCTTCCGCTCGGTCAGTTGTACTTTCTGAATGTTCATATAAAAATAAAAAGTTATCTTCGTGGGAAATTTGGTTTTTTGAGATTGTCGCACATGTATGGCGTGGCCATTACCCAAATACGTTCTGTCTTGTAAGGTTTTACCCCAACATTCTCGGAATCAACTTTGTTAATAGATATG